CCAGGCTTCTCGCTGTCAACTCTCTTTCACTAAAGCACCCGGTGCAGAACCGGCGCGAGCAGTGATTTATTATTCTATCATATGAAAGGAGAACTAAATACATTTAATACAAATAAGCAAATTTTAATTACACTTAGAGGTACTAAAAGATGTCGTTCTAAGAAGAAATTCCCAAGGACCTCATCTTCAACAAAACAGATTGAGTCCAATAGATCAACTGTGCCTCATAAAAAGAAGCTACAGAGAGTCTACGTTTCGGCTATAAAAGCTCTAACTGGAAAAGACTTGTCCTCTTATGCTACAGATTACTTTAATCTTGTAGATAAGCTGATAGCAAACAAAGGCATGCCAGGAGCTATTTTACGGCTCAAGGCAATACATAATGCTGCCATCAATTCAATGCTCAAACAACCAAATCCAGAACACCCTTACTTAGCGGTGGACGGAGATGGGTTTCCAACTATCTTTAAGAGATTAAAGAAAGTCGGTAAGACTCCAGCAGGGATACAAGCTGTAAACAGCCTACTATCTTACTACCGTTGTCTTAGAGCCCCGATACAACCGGACTTCACTTCAATAGTGACGCCTGGTAAAGAAATATCGGATGATCTAATAAGTGAACTTCTAAGTGTCGTACCACGTAAGTGGCATTTTGACCTAGAAGAATTACCACAACCTAGAATTGCCTTTAAATCAAGTGGCGGACCGAATGGTCAAGCTACCCTAGGCGCTGCAAAAGACATAGCAGCACTCTCAGAATCCCTATGCGACAGCATCATACATATAGCTGAAGCACAAAGCGGAGACGATTTTGTCGAAGCTTTTGAGGAATTAAGAGACCTAGCATATAACGATGATCAAGCCCCAACTGCCAGCCGACTAGGCGTAAGCCCGGAAGGAGGTGGAAAGAGCCGAATCTTTGCTATATGTGATTATTGGACGCAACTAGTATTAAAACCACTGCATTCCCAGCTTGCCAGCTTGCTAAAGCTGCAAGCCTCTGACTGCACTTTTAATCAAAGCGCAGGTGTTCCTGTAATTAAACAGTGGACACAAGAAAGAAACGATTTATTTAGTTTCGATCTTACAGCCGCCTCAGACAGAATACCAATCTCATTACAAGAAAGGTTATTAGGTCTGTTGACTGGAAATACGGAATATGCAGAACACTGGAGGAATCTTATGACCAACCGTGGCTTTCGATATAGACGTAAGTACTATACGTGGGCCGTGGGCCAACCATTAGGAGCTTATTCATCCTGGCCAAGTTTTACCTTGGCTCACCATCTCATGGTGAGACTCGCTGCTAAGCGGGC